TAAATACGCTTATCAGTTTAGAGCTGGATGCTTACATGACGTGTCATCGGGAAGAGACTATATGATTGGCGGTCACGTAGCCGCTGGAGAAACCAAGCTTTTGCTGAACTCTTCCGATGCTCAGGGTCAGACTATATATGACGTAAACTTTACCTCGTCTTCTCCAGTATCTCTTTCTACAGCAGACAACTTTCATGTTTCTGGCAGCTACGTATCTGAATAAAAGAGGTGATAATATGTGTAACGGACACTGCGAATGCGGTCAAGGAGATAATTATGATAAAGAAGAAGGACTCTTTGGTGCCCAGATTCACAAAGAGAATGAAAAAGCAGTACAAGAAGAAAATAAAATTGAATCTGAATAAGAAACGCCCTTAATTAAAACCAAAACTCCTGTAATAGCTATGTACTATGTATAGAAGCTATTGCAGGAGTTTTTTATTAACCAGCATAAGATATCTAATGTAGACACCGAGTCACTAACAGGGGATTGCTCAGTGTGTGGTGCTGGTGTGCGTGTCAAAAAGTCTTACAAAAAACGCCCAAATCAAGTACAGCACTACAGGTGTCATCACAGGTACGAAGTTACAAAACGCCATATAGAAACTCCCTGGTTGTTTCACAAGAAAGAGTATTGCGAAGACTGTAACTTTTTCCCTGAGCATGAGTGCCAGCTCACCGTAGACCACATAGATGGCAATAAATATAACAACGAAATTTCTAATTACAGGACTCTCTGTCACAACTGTCACGCTTTAAAAACTTTAAAAAACCAAGACCATCACAACCGTTATTCAGCCAGACAAACAGAGGCTTAGACCTTATCCTTGACCTGTAGGAATCCGTGCGGATTCCTGCCTAGTTTTACTAGCCCTGCACCTGTCAAAGGATTCTGCTATGCGTCACGAAATTCGGTACGGTAAGCCCTGGTGGGAACAAGTTGCCGACTATAACGAGGTTGACCAACAAGACTTTCTCAAAGGAGTTTACCAAGGTCGCTTTACGCACCGTGTCAAACAGCCTCAGTCGTATTTCTTAGGACTGAGTTCAGGTTATAGAGCTCGTGAATTCGCTAGGCCAGAATCTCATACAGGAAAGCAGTATGGAAACACAGGATTATCTAAATAAAGCTGATAGGGCCATCGCTGCTACTGTTGTAGAGGTCAATGAAGAGCTACGACAGCACCTAATAGACAGCAACTACCCTCCTAAAGCCGCTGACAGCGTTCAGGTTTTTCACGATGGTGATGACCTAGATTTTCGCTTTGAAGGTGCAGGTGCCGATACCGCTCAAACAATTGAGTATGGAAACGAAAAAACCCCCCCTCAAGGTTCTATTAGAAAATTCTTTAATGACACTTCTCGAATAGAAGAAATCTACATGAAAAACCTTGAAAAAAGCTTGGGAGACTTGGTATGACCTTTCTATTAAGCGAAGATAAAGGCGTTAGAAACAAGCTTTCTGACATAACCGTTCAAGACCAGCGTTCTGACTTTGAAGGAAAACTAAGAACTGTAGGCGTGTGGTTTGGCATTCCTGACCAAGAAATAAGAGACCAAAGCTATCCCTACATAACTATAGACTTAATCGATATCAGCAGAGACTTTGCCAGAGAAATGAGGGGCGTCATTGACGAAACCACTCAACAGGCAGAATATCTGTTTTCTAATGAAGACCTGTCAACAGGCGGAGGGAAGCTAGACCTTCCCATACCTGTCAATCTTGACTATCAAATCACAACTTATTCTCGTCATCCAAGGCATGACCGAGAGATATTGGCACAGCTTTTAACAAATAAGCTGCCTATGCGTGCTGGAGTCGTTGACTTAGACGACAGCACATCCCGACGTCTTGATGTTCTTGACGTTGCAAAAAGAGACATGGTTGAGCAGGGAAAGCGTTTATTTATGAATGCAATTACCGTCCGTGTTTCTAGTGAACTTGCTCAAGGCACACTAAAACAGCTATACAAAGTTAGCTCTATTAACCCAGAGCTATTTACCACGATTGATTTTTCGGCATAAAAACGAACCCATTGTAAAGAAATCTAAGGAGATATCATGGCTACATATGAAAGGCCAGGCGTTTACATTAACGAACGCCTATTGCCCGCTCCAATTGCCGCTCAGGGAAATGCAAACGCTGCTGGTGCAGTGCTGGCAGAGCTTCCTAGGGGTCCAGAAGGAGCAACGTTGGTTAACTCATGGTTTGAGTTTACTGAAAAATACGGAGGCTACAATAATGCCTACCCTGCAACTTTTGGAATTGGACAGTTTTTTCAAAACGGAGGCTCTGAGCTCTTCGTAAAAAGAGTCTTAGCAGCCGACGCTGCAAACTCTGGAATTACAGTGCCAAACACTTCTGGTTCTGAGGATGTTGCTCAAATTACAAGCAAAAGCCGTGGAAGCTCTGGAAACAACCTCAGAGTTCAGTTCTCGGCCGCCGCTCAAGCAAACTACTATAACATGGTAGTCACTAGAGAAACAGAAGCAGGAACTGGCTCAGACATCACCAATGATTTAGTTCTTGAAAGATTCCAAAATGTTCGTTTTGATGACCCGAACAGCAGCGACTATATCCAGTCAGTAGTTAATTTACAGTCTGATTTTATTGAAGTTTCGGTTCTAGAAAATTCTGGAACACCTGCTTTTGGTGTACTTCCTTTGGTGGGAGGAGCAGATGGAAGCGTTCTTAACACTGCTGACTACCAAAGTTCTATCTCTGGATTTGACCAAATAACTCGTCCTTTGGTTATGTTTGCTCCTGCACTGGTTACTTCTCTCGGTCCTAACGCTGCTACTACTGTTTATAACAGCATGATTGCGGAGGCGGAGTCCTCTAACAACTTTGTTATCGCAGACACAGCCCCTGGACTAAATTCTTCAGAAGCTATCACTTACGCTGGCACTTTGACCTCCTCATCACACGTAGCTGTTTACTATCCAAACTTCTTTAGCCCAGACCCAATTGGAAGAAGTCCCCAGTCTTTGAGGCTGTCTTCTGTCTCTGGTTCAATGGCAGGTGTTTATCTAAATACCGACAAGTCATTTGGCCCCTTTAAAGCTCCAGCAGGAGTCCGCACAGGAATTAGCGGTGCTCTATCTCTTGAAAGGCAGTTGACAAGTGCTGACTTAGATGCATTGAACGCAGCTTCTACCCCAGTAAATGCTCTAAGGCAATTACCAGGGGTTGGAGTCGTTCCTATGGGTGCCCGCACTCTACTGCAAGACGGAACCGCTAACAGGTATGTAAACATGAGGCGTTCTTTAATTTTTATTAAAGAAAATCTTGACAACTTGACTCAATTTGCTTTGTTTGAAAACAATGATGCAAGACTCTGGGCAAGACTCCGTACCGCAATTAGCGTTTTCTTAAACGATTACAGAAGCTCTGGCGGACTACGTGGAGAAACAGAAGCAGAAGCATTTTTCGTAAAGATTGATGCCGAAAACAACCCTCCATCAAAGATTCAGAATGGCGAAGTAAACATCCAAGTTGGAGTTTCACTTCAGTATCCAGCTGAATTTGTTGTTATTAACCTAACCCAGACAACCGCAGAATAAGAAAGAGAGTGACTAATGGCAACCGTTAAAAATCCAAGGTCTCAACTAGTTACCGACCCAATCAGGAATTTTAGATTCTTGGTTGAGTTTAATCCGCACGACCCAGACGTTCTTACTGTAGACACTGCCACTTTCGGCTTTACTTCAGTTTCAGGACTGTCTGTTACCACTGATTCAATTCCTTATCGTGAGGGTGGATATAACACCACCGTCCACCAGATTCCTGGTCAGACTACATTTTCGCCTGTAACATTTCAGCGTGGTGTAATTCTAAATACAGACCAGAACTGGGAGTGGATGCGTCAGCTCTTCTCTACCGTTCAAGGTGGGGCCAAGAATGTTAAAGGCGGCTCGTTCCGCTGTGACATTGATATTAAGGTATTGAGCCACCCAATTCCAGGCTCCAGTGGATTTGCTGGAGAGGGAAGCCAAACCTCGGCAGACGACCATGTTGTAAAAACGTACAGAATTTACAACGCATGGGTAACTAGCGTTGCATATTCAGACCTAAATGCTGGTGATAACGCTATTCTTGTAGAGCAGACAACTGTTGTACACGAGGGCTTTGACGTAAGTTGGGCCCCTGACCTAGAAACATCTGCAGGCTTTTCAAACTAATCTATAAAGGAGCATAAAACGTGTCAGAAACCATTAACGCAGCAGAAAATCCAGAACTAGCTAACAAATTAGCAGCAGAAGAAACTAAAGAAACTAAAGAAAAGCCAAAAGCTGAGATAGTCACTCCTCAAGACAACGTGGTTACTCTCCCTGGTGGATATGTTACGTCCACTGGGGAGGTATTCACGGAAGCTGAGGTTCGTGAGCTAACAGGAAAAGACGAAGAAGCCATTGCTAGGTCTAGCAACGCAGGTAAAGTGCTAAACGGAATTTTGACTCGTGGCACTGTACGCATTGGTGACGTCGAAGCGACAGAAGAGGTTCTAGACCAGTTATTTATTGGCGATAGAGACTACCTACTGCTTTCAATTTTCCAAGCAACTTTTGGTGAAACAACTGAAACAGATGGGTATTGCCAAGGCTGTCAAGAGTATAAATCTCTAGAGATAGACACAACTACCGACATTAAAGTAGAAAATCTTGATGACCCAATTGGAGAGCGACGCTTTCAAGTGAAAGGCAAGCAAACTTACGATTGTGTAATACCTACTGGAAAAACTCAAAAAGAACTCTTGGCAAATAGCGATAAGACTATGGCAGAACTTACAACAATCCTTTTGGCTGGAACAGTCAGGTCTATTAATGGAAGTTCTGTTATAAACAGAACACAGATTCAATCAATTGGACTATCTGATAGGCGTTTAATAGCCGAAGAAGTTAACAAAAAGACTTTTGGCCCCATTGTTGACCAAGTAGAAGCTGAATGTCCAG